GCAGAGGATCGCTGGAGTTGCGGAAGTCTTTGATGACGCGGTGAACTGTGCCGGGATCGTGGATTATCTGAACCGTAACGCTACCTGGTGTGAGGCAAAGATCGGTAGCGGTGAGGGTGAGGCAGACGTTTCTCACCGGGATAACAGCGTAACGTTCATTAACCCATACCACCTGGCATGTCCTAGTATCTTGCGTGACTTCGCAGCGCGAGTCTGGCATTACCTAGATGATTACGCGCAGAGATATGATGTTCGCTTCTCCGACATGGAGAGCATAAACGTGAATAGGTACGATCCCGGTCAGAGGTACAGGCCGCACGCGGACGATGGCCCTGGTCATAATCGCATCATCTCCGCACTTGTGTATCTGAATGACGTTCCCGAAGGCGGAGAAACTGAGTTCATTCACCACGGGGTATCTGTATCTCCGCGCCAGGGCAGGCTCATCATCTTCCCCTCTAACTATGCGTATGCCCATGCCGCACATCCACCCGCTAGTGGTATTAAGTATTCCGCTGCCTTCTGGACGATGAAGTGATGCGCCCCGTTACGCTGCGCGAAACCTTCCCCCCGGAGTTGCAGCAAAGACTCCTGACGGACTGTGACCTACTCATGAAGCGTGGGGAATACAGTATCGACCCCGGCTTTAACAGGATCATCTCTAACTCTGGCCGTCTCTACATCTATGCTGAACACCTCCTTCCCATCGTGCGCCAGGTATTCGGTGACGACAGTATCGTGCCCTCATACAACTGTTGGGCGCGATACTCCTCCGCAGAATCACGCTTACCCGCGCATAAGGATTCTAACGCCTGCACATTCACTGTGGATTATTGTGTGCAGCAGCATGAGCCGTGGCCTCTGTATGTTGAAGGCACGGCGTACTCTTTACAAGAGAATCAATCGCTTCTATTCATGGGCGAGGATCAGGAGCATTGGAGACCGGAGTTTAAGCCCGGAAACATGGTGGAAATGATCTTCTTCCATTTCGTGCGCCCGGATCACTGGTACTTCACAGAATAATGCGTATCGCCGTAGTAACCACCGTATTCGGAGCATACGATCCGCTGTTCCCTGCGCCGCAAGGTTTCGATGACGCGGTGCTTGTCACGGACGACGCTACTAATGCAACCGATGGGTGGAGGGTGCACCTGGAACCCGCGTCGAATGATCCGCGATTGTCGGGTAAGCGACCTAAGATGATGCCGTGGCTTTACACGGATTGCGATGCAGCGATCTTTATGGATGCCAGCATTGAGATAACGCATGATCGGTTGCGTGATTGGGTCGAACCTATCCTGACCGCACATGATCTAGTTGTTTGGTCGCATCCGGAAGGTCGAACGTGCCTACGTCAAGAGGCGATGGTATGCCAGGACTGGCCTAAGTACGCGCAATATCCGATGCGGGAACAAGTCGCGCATTACGATGCGGAGGGGATGCCGCACGGCTGGGGTCTGTTCGCCTGCGGTGTGATCGGATGGCGGTTCACGCCGGAAGCGGTGCGCTTCGGTGATCTGTGGCTGGATGAGCAGCACCGATGGTCTATCCAGGATCAGGTGTCGCTTCCTTATCTGTTATGGAGGGAAGGGAAGCCGTTCGGAATCTGGCCTAATCACCAGTACCAGAATCCGTTCTTCCGCATCCGCTGGGATCGGCGTCCCGCAGGCCAGGGACCGTCAGCCCCACAGTAGATCGTCAGGGTGCTTGTGCCCCCAATGGTGAGCGCAGATGCTATCCGCGTGAGGCTCACCCCAAGGCGTATCAGTCCAGGGGTTACAGAACCGCGCCGGAAGAACAGGGGTATCAGGGTGCTGCTCTTCCTTTATGCGCGTCAGCAACTTCGGTCCGGTCTGCCAGTCGATAGATCGCGTCTCCGCTGCGATGTTCCCAGGGATCGCGTCAATCACGGAACGGATGAGGGGCTGTCGCGGGGCACTCATCATCCATGCGTTACTGATCAGCCAGTCGTCTATCTCATTGGCGAGTAACACATCGTAATCAAGGAACTCCTGCGGGATCGGTCGGAGTGGCTCCATATCCGTGTTCACGTACAGTCCGCCGAAAGAGTAGAGCAGTTCATATCCGAGCAGATCGGCTTGGGCCACCTGGATGATGCTGGTTTGCTTGGCTGCCCCGGCGATGGGCGTCCAGATGTTTCCGCACTCATGAAACAGATCTTCGTTGATGAGTTGCGGGACTGTCGCGTAGTTCCAGTCGATCAGGTGCCAGTCAGGATTCAGATCCTGCCACTTGCGTCCGTAGTCCACGTACTCCTGCGGCATCTCACGCGGACCGAACCAGGCGCGATGAATCAGTTTGGGGATTGCCACGTTACGCCTTCCATCTCACGGAACCACTCGACGGTCCTGGCGATACCCGCAGAAAGCGGGACGAACTCCTGCGTAGATAGCCCAATGGCTGCCAGGGTCGTAACGTCAGCGGACACCACGGTCCCCAACTGCCGCAGAACCCGCCTCGCGTCCGTAGGGCGCACAGCAGGGTTAGCCCCCAGAACGGCACGCACCAGCGCATCCAGGGCTTCCTCGGTATCGACAGGACCGCCAGAGGGCTCTCCTGGGCGCATGGGCACCGCAGCGATCTCCGCGCCAGGGACGTTACGCTGAACCTCCTGGGCGACAGCCATCACCGTAGTCGGGATAGCGTTACCTACATCCACAGGATGGTCAGGAATGATTCCCTGGGCTGCCTTCTCCAACGCCTGAACGAACACATGCGCGACATCCGTTACATACACGCTATCGCTGACCTGGGTGCCGCCTCCGTACAACTGCATCGGATTACCCGACAGCGCAGCGCATACGAATGACGGCACGATCTTCCGCACCTTGCTAGAACCGTAGGGTGCTGGTGCCGACTGGCGTGGACCGTATGCGTTCATCGGCCTGACGGCTGTCACGCGCAGGCCACGATCCTCGCGGTACATCGAAACGAACTGCTCGCCCGTTGTCTTAGTGACGCAGTATGTTCCGCGCCCGATGTTACTGTTCCCCACAGCAGCGAACACCACGGGAAGGTCGTAACGTGCCGCTGCTTCGAATACGTTCAGCGTCCCGATGATGTTCGTCTCCGCAGCGGGAGCAGGATTGTCGATTGTCTCTGCCGTGCCCAGGACTGCCGCCATGTGAATGATGCCATCCACATGCGCTGCCAGTTCTTGCACCACGGTCGCATCTCGCACATCGCCCAGCAGCACATCCCCGTGACGGGCGCGATGATCCAGGATAAGCGCCTCATGACCCCTGGTGTTCAGTTCCTCCACGATGTATCCGCCGATGAAACCGTTACCTCCGGTGACGCCGATCTTCACTTCATTCCCCTCACCTTGTTCTCCCAGTACGACATATCACTACGGGAAGTTATGTTGTCATTATGGAGAACGTACTCGTAGTCGATGTTCGGTGACGCCTGGAATCGTGCCCCGTTCTTAGCGGCATCCACCCAGAACATCCAGTCCTCGCAGATCATGTCCCGATATCCCTGCTTCTCCCACACAGAACGCCGGAAGGGTGACCCTGAGAAGACGAGGTTGTGCTGCGAGCGCAGGACGTCCTTAGCAGTTACATGGTGTGCTGGCATCCATTGTTCCCCGACCTGTATCCCGAACATGAACACATCAGCGAGACAGTCATGAAGGCTATTGAAAGCGTGGGGGAAGATCAGATCATCCACATCCATCTTGCAGATCCACTCCGTGCTCATGGAGGAGATGCCTTCGTTCACGAGGACTTGCGGATGCCAGCGGAATGTCCCATGCGCCTGCTTAAACGTAACACTACTCAGGTGCGCTCCACCTAGGCGAGCGATGCAGTCAGGCGGATCATCGGTAACGACCATGATCTGGTCCGGCTTGCGCTCCAGCATCGTCATGGCACGCATCCATCGCGGTAGGAACGCGCGATACTTCTCCCCGTGCGCGACCGCCACCACTCCGACAGTCACAGCGCGTACCAAGTCTTCCTGTCGATGACACCAGTTACCGCGAGGCCCGACGCGTCCTGGAAAGCGCGTACTGCCTTACTGACGGCGAGATCGTAGCGGCCATCAAGGGGTCCATCGTAATGACCACGTTCCGTGAGCCTGCTCTGCGCCCACAGCACCAGCGCACCACGATCACCAGTATCTAGTGAATGACGATACGGAAGTGCCGCGTCACTTTCTGGTGGGGTCTCACTTGTGTGGATACGGGCTTTACGGTTAGCGCCTGCCATAGTCCTGTATCCTAAGGGACTAATACGCTAGTTCCTGCCGCGACACGGGAGTTGCACTTGGGTGCCGCAAAGCCATCATGGAAACTGCGCCGTCGTGCAGTATTCGGCTCAATGCTCTTCGGGGCAGCGATCATCGTGTATGTGGCATTCCGCTGGGATGACACCGCACTAGCGCAAACCCTGGCGCTCTCGGGATTCGGGCTGATCGGTGCCGTGGTCGCGGCCTACATCGGTGGCGCAGCGTATGAGGATGTCCGGCTCAGGCCAGATACACACCTTTACGTTACGCGCACGGAAGAGCAGGATGACTACTCGCTGGAAGCAGCCGGATACAAGGAAGGTAACGCATGATCTGGAATCAGGCTTTCTGGAAGGACGCCACCGAGCGAGCCCTCAAGACATTCGCGCAAGTTATCCTCGCCTTGGGTGCTGCTGGTGCGCTGAACGCTTTCCAGGTGGATTGGCTAACCGTTCTCGGCGTCGGTGTCGGCGCGATGCTGCTGTCCTACGCCTCCTCTGTCGCCACGGCTGAGATCCGTAAGACAGATACAGCGAGCCTCGTCAAGCCTGAGTAACGCCACCAGACAACTGAATAACGCCAGGGGTGCATTGTGAACCTTCAGGAGCAGGCCATCTCCATCGCGGCTCTCATCGCTGCGGTAACCGCCATCGCCATCTTCACTTACCGCGTGTACAAGATCGCGCGAAGGATTGATGACGCTCTCGGCGTGGATAAGGAAGGCAGAACCATTAGCGACCGCCTCCAGCGTGTGGAACACCAACTGTTCCCTAATGGTGGCGGAAGCCTAAGCGACAAGATCACGCGTGTGGAGAGTGAGCAGCGTGTCATGAAGGGGAAACTGGATACGGTTGAGACAATCGTGAACAGCCTACTGAGGGAGAACAAATGAGCGTATGGCTGAAAGATCTGAACAAGATCCTGAAGAACGCAGGAGTCCCCGTCATCGGGGAGAGTTACACGCACGGACCTTATGCGGGGAAGACCTGGAAGACAGTCGGCTTTAACGGGCAGGGATACCGCGCTTTCCAGTTCATCCTTTGGCATCACGATGCCTCTCCGAAAGGCGACTCTCCTGGTGCGCTGGAGTGGATGAAATACATGGAGATCGCTCCTGCTGGTGCCATCTGGGTATGCTCCGGCTGTAACGGTAAGCACGCGTCGGGAACGTGGCACCTCATCGCCTCTGGCCTGTCGAATCATGCTGGCACCGGAGGTAACGATCCCGCCAAGCGCGGTAACACATGGGGAGTCCCTGTAGATGGGATGAACGCTGTCGCGCTGGGCATCGAAACCGATCACACCTACGGTGAAGCGTGGACTGGCGCGAAGAAGAAGGCACAACTGAACAGCCTCCGCAGGGGAACGGCTGCGATCATGCTGGCCTACAAACTCAAGCCGCGTCCTGGACTGATGCGACATCTGGACTGGACCAACGGACTCATCGACGGTAACGGTAAGTTCACCACATACGGACGTAAGAACGATGTGGATGGGCTGGATCTCGCGGATGAGCGGAAGCGCGTCGCCAGGATCATGTCTGCACTCGCAGCAGCGACGGATCCGAAGAGCGTAGACACGGATGCGGCGATGGGCAGCAGGCCACCGCTGAGTCAGCGTCTCTCCCGCCTGTTCAAGAAGCGCGATGCCTAGCCTCGCTGATGCGTTAGCGAAGCAGCAGCCGCGTCACGGTGGCCTCATCTGCACAGTCTGTGAACTCCTGGCTGAACTGAAGCAGGAGGACGCTGACGCGCTCACGCAGGCGCTACAGAATCACCGTATGCCAGCCACGCTCATCACTAGGGCGCTGGAGGAGTACGGAAAGGGCATCAGCGTCGGCACTCTCCGCCGCCACAGGCGTCAGGAGTGTGCGACGTTCAGAACGTAGGTTGAGCGCTCCCTACACGGCGGGGGAGGGGCAGCGATCCCCCTCTCGTTACCCCTCCCCTGCCACCCCGTAACGGATGTGTGATGAATGACTTTGAGCAGTTGTGTGACGATATGGATAACATCCAGGATTAACGCTGGATCGACAGGTTAGACACTAATAAAGAGTCACCTGTTACGGGATCGTGCTGGCAGGCTAACGCACAGTAACGGATATCCTTAATGTCGGCGGAAGGCGGCGTGATGGCGGATGAACTGTCCACAGAAGATCAGATAGATCAGGCTGTCATGAAGCATCTGCGTGAGGTGTATGAGGACCCGGCGATCCTCACGGGATGGGTGATCGTCGCGGAGTTCGTGGACAGCCACGGAACACCTGATCTCGCTGCGTTCGCATCCACAGGTATGCCGTACTGGAAGATCAACGGAATGATCGAAGCGGCACCTAACGAGATGGAATACGCTTACGAAGATGAGGATGAGGATCTGTGACGGCTGAACTGGCTGCTGTCCTTGATCCACTCATCTCCCGCGTGAGCGAGATACCGGATGATGAGTTACAGGCGTTCGCTGATGTGCTGGAGCGTGGCCTGATCCACTTCCTGGTGGAGCAGCAGATGCGGTTCTCTGCGAGCGTGTCGCCGCTCCGCGCTGTCTGATCCCTGGCACACTCCATCCATGGCGTACTTCACGCAGAACAGCGAGATGCGTAAGGATGGTGTCTGGAACTTCACTCTCCCTGCTTGGGTAGTGGAGTTGCCTGACGGATCACACTTCAATGTCTGCCCTAACGCTGGTGCTTGCGCGAAGTTCTGCTACGCCAGGAACGGGACGTATCTGTTCCCGAAGGTGCGCGGGAAGCATCTGGATAACCTGACGCTGGTGCGTGAGCGTGAGGACTGGACTGATGTGCTGCTGGCGGAACTGAGCCATCGTAGGTTCACGCAGAAGGGGCAGCCACGCGTGATCCCTGGGCTGGATGATGTGTCGCACCTGTCTCCGTGGGCGCAGTTCTGGCTTCAGTGCGGTGGGGCAGCGGTGCGTATCCATGACAGCGGTGACTTCTTCTCACGGGAGTACCTGGAGGGCTGGCGAAGGGTAGCGAAGCGCAGGCCGGACATCCTGTTCTACGCATACACGAAGGAAGTGGGGATGCTGAAGGATGCTGGTGTTACGCGCCACTCCAACCTCCTCATCTGTTACAGCATGGGTGGTAAGCAGGATCACCTTGTGGATAAGGATGTGGATTATCACGCGGATGTGTTCCCAGACCTGGCAGCGATAACGGAAGCAGGCTACTACTCCCAGCATGAAAGCGATCTGCTCTGCGTACTAGCCCCGAGTAACAGGATCGGTATCCCGCAGAACAACATCCCACATTACAGGAAGCGCCTCGCTGGGCGCACGTTCTCGCAGGCGCAGCAGGAGAGACGCAGGACGCCAGCGTGAAGCCGCTGATCATGATGCTCACGCAGGATGCCGCGTGCCGTGATGCTGACCCTGGCCTGTTCGATGCGGTGGAGGGTCCATACGTCGCGTATGCGTTAGCGTACTGTCAGCGGTGCGTGGTGGTGCGTGAGTGTGATGCGTTCGTGCGACCGCGTAAGTCTTTCTACGATGGCGTGGCTGCTGGGAAACTGTGGCGTAATGGACGTATCGTTGATCCAGACCAAGACCCGCTGTTTGACGCGGTAAACTAACGGGATGAGTCCCCTCATGACTTACACGGTTTCGCTTCATGAACTGTATCTGTCGCTGCGTGAGGCAGGATTCTCAGAATCTCAGGCGGTGTTCCTGACGGCGCAAAGGATGAACGCTGATGCACGAAGATGAGATTGGCTCCGATAGGGGCGCGTTCATTGAGATCGGCTCTAGTGGCCTGCGCCGTTCCGGTGGAATCATTAACGAGGAGTTCCTCCCGAACCTCCAGGGTGTTAAGGGCTTCAAGGTTTACCGCGAGATGCGGGATAACGATCCCGTCGTCGGCGCGATGCTGTACGCGATTGACAAGGTAATCACGCGGCTGGACTGGACGGTCGAAGGGGATGATGAGCGGACCACGGTGTTCGTCCAGGAGTGCCTGGATGACATGAGTGAATCGTGGGATGCTACATTGCAGAACATTCTGTCCATGCTGGTGTACGGCTGGTCATTCCACGAACTGGTCTACAAGATGCGTGGCGGTCAGACTAGCGATCCCCGGACGCACTCCCGCTTCAGCGATAACCGTATCGGCTGGCGTAAGTGGCCTGTCCGGGCGCAGGAGACGCTACAGGAGTGGATCCTGGATGAGAAGGGTGGCATCCAGGGGATGATCCAGATGGATCCCTCTGGCGGTGGACTGCACCGTATCCCGATTGAGAAGGCGCTGCTGTTCCGCACGACCACTAACAGGAACAACCCTGAGGGCTTCTCCCTGATCCGTAATGCTTACCGTCCGTGGTTCTACAAGCGCAGGATTGAGGAGATCGAAGCGGTAGGCATTGAGCGTGATCTCGCTGGCCTGCCGATGGCGTATGTGCCACCGGAGTACCTGATGAACACCGCTAGTCCGGGGCAGAAGGCTGTCCTTCAGGCGATCACGGACATCGTGCAGAACGTGAAGCGGAATGAGCAGGAAGGCATCGTCTTCCCTGCCGCGTATGACGATAACGGTAACCGTATCTTCGATCTAACGCTGCTGTCAGCGAGTGGGGCACGCCAGTTCGATACCGGAGCCGTGATCCAGCGTTACGACCAGCGGATCGCTATGTCCCTGCTGTCCGACTTCCTGCTGCTGGGCAGCGATAGGGTTGGCTCGTTCGCGCTGGGTACCGCGAAGGTGGATCTGTGGACGCTGGCGGTGGACTCCATCGCGAAGAGCATCGCGGAGGTCGTGAACCAGTTCGCTATCCCGCGCCTGCTGAAACTGAACGCGATGCGGATGGATAAGATGCCGCAACTGACGTACGGTCAGGTGTCCAGCGTGGAACTCAGCGATGTCGCGGATTACGTCAGTAAACTGGTTGGCGTCGGCGCGATCATGCCGGATCCGTCGCTGGAAGATCATCTG